TGCGCGGACGTAGTTCCTCAGTCCCTGGACGTCGATGGCTCGGCCTTCCTTTCGATCAACCCCAGCGACCGGCTGTGCCCGTAGCAGTAGCCGGTGGAGCGCATCGCTGGTGCGCCGCAGTTCTCCCTGGTGCAGGGATTGGACCTGGCGACACGTGTCGCCAGCTTCGGAGCAGGCTTCGGCGCGACGAGCACATTGAGCGAAGGTGGCTCGACGTACGGGGCAGTGGAGTACAGCCCCGCGGGTTGGATGGCGTCACCACCCGGGGCATTGGAGCGCTTCTTGCCGGTCACCGGATCGCCGTACGCCTGGTCAACGAGCGCAACATTCTCGCCCGCGGACAACGCGGGCTTGATGTGGTTGAACGATTCGGTACCCATGTGGCCCCTCTCGAAGGTCGGGGTCCCCCAGGCAGCAGGCCCGGGGGACCCCAGAAGTCTGACCTACGTGAAGGTCATCGCCGTGATCTTGAAGTTGCGGCGACGCTCCCGCGTGGTGGTGTTCCCGTAGGTGGTGATGAAGCTGACCCGAGCGTCGATCGTGGACGCCGCAGGAACGCCGGGAGCGTTGTACGACCCAGCAGGGCTACCCGTCGGCGCGGTGCCGACAGCACCCATCCCGGAGCCTGCGCTGACCGCGCCAGAGAGATTGGCGGTGAACGGGGACTGCTTGAAGTTGCGCTCCGAGTGCAGCGTCAGGCCGACGTACTTGGAGTTCAGTCCGAGCATCGTCCCCGCCGGAGCATCCGGGTCCCAGAAGATCGGGACGTTCTTGAACATCAGGTTCTGGAACCCGAGGTTGGCCTTCGAGGTATCGGTGTAGCGCACCTGCGGGGTGAGCGACGCCTCGTACGCCTCGAACGCCGCGCTATCACCGAAGATCGCATCGGGGTGATCAGCACCACCGTCGGAGGCCAGGTTGAACATCCGCCGCAGGACCTTCTCGTACTCGGCCCCATCGAGCGAACCGGCCGCAGGCAGGCTGCCCGCCGGGATGGTCACGCCCTTGGCGTCGGTGCCGACCATCGTGGTCGTGTTCAGCGTCGGGGAACGCCACAGGTTCTCGATCGCCGGAGCAGCAGCAGGGGTGATCCCACCGACAGCAGCGGTGGCATCGACGAGGGTGGTCAGCGGATCGAAGTCAGTGATCTTGGCCGCACCGCCGCGGGTGCCCCAGAGCATCGACGAGAGGATGTTCTTCAACGTCTCTTCGGCCTGCATGATCTTCGCCTCGATCAGCGAGATCGCCTGCTCCTTGCCGTTGTTCTGCGCCTCTTCGAGACCGTTGATGATGATCGTCGCGTACAGCTGCTTCCACGGGAACTGAGCAGCGGAGATGCCGCCCACCGGGTTGACCTGGATCTGCTGCCAGGGACCGTAGGAGTCAGCCTCGCCGGAACCGAGCAGGAGGGGCTCGACGATGGAGATGCCACCGTCGATGGTCCGTACCCGGCCCTTGGACATGAAGTAGTCGAGAAGCACCCGGCTGCCGAAGATGTTGTCGGTCAACGTCTTGCGGTAGTTGTGCATCGTGGTGGACAGGATGGTGTCCCATGTTGCTGGGACGTGGGAGGCAAGCGCCATCGGAGAGACCTTTCAGGGTGGTCGCTAACCCATCTGTTCGGCCTGGTCAAAGGCCGCTTCGATGGCTTGGCGAATCGTCATGCGTCCACCAGGATCAGCCTGCCGAGTCAGTCCGTTCGCCCCGTTGGTCTGGGTGCTGATGATCCCCGTCGCCTGCTGCTTGGCAGCGGTGCGCTTGGCCTGCTCGGCCTCCTGCTGCTGCTGCTGCGTCCGCTGGGCTTGCACCCTGGCGGACAGTCGATCGAATGCCATCGTCTTCCAGAGCTTCGACGCCGAGGCCCATCTTGAAGGCCACGCCGACGACCTCACGCACGTCGTCTTCGTTCAGTTGATACTGGCTGCGCAGCCCGTCGATGGCGCGACCCAGCTGTTGATCGGCTTCCTGTGCGGCGAGTCGCTGTTCGAGGTCCAGCCTGGCCTTGCGTTCCACAGCGATCGCCCGTTCCAGGGGATCGACGAACTCGTCTTCCTCGGCAGGAGCCTGGGGCTGCTGTTGTCCGAGGGACTGTCCGTACTGTTCCGCCAAGATCCGCAGCGTCATCTCGGGATTCGCTTCCAGCGCTTGCTGGAGGTTCATCGCGTACTGCAACTCTTGGCGCTGCTGTGACAACGCCTGGGCCTTGCGGGTGTAGTCAGCCTCTCGGCTGTACCCCTTCAACGCCTCCGCATATGGAACTTCAACGTCTTCCCCGTCGACGCGGACTCGCACGTAGCGGTCATCCGGGTCGTCGACTTCGACGTACCGTCTTTCTGGCTCGCCACCTTGTGGCTGCTGTTCGGCCTCTGACGTGGTTTCCCCGAGTTCGGGACCTTGGTCTTCCGCGCCAACCCCTTCAACGGGGTCAATGTCGCTCAACGTGGAGTTCCTTCCTGGACGTGCTCCCTTGGCTGTTGAGGATTATGCACCACCGCCGCCACCTGCGGACAACATTGCTTGCAGCATGGCCGGGTCAATGTCCGGTGGAGCACCGTTCTGGGGCGCTCCGACCATCTGCATCCCCGGCGGCGGACCTTCGGGTGGGGGGCCTCCAGGCGGAGGCGGGCCGCCCGGAGGCTCACCCTGTTGCCCTGGGACCGGAGCCTCTTGCGGCTGACCGGTCGCCGGGTCAACCTGCGGTGGCGCAGGCTGATTGATGAACGGCCCGGCGTCCTTGATGCCGAAGCCCTTCTGCAACACATACATGTACAGCGCCGTGGGGTTGGCCACCCCGGCCTGCATGAAGGGCATCGAGGCATCGACCAGCTGCAGTGCTGACTGCCGTCGGAAGGTCTCGTTCTGCGGCTCCGTCGATCCGGCGGCGACGTCGAAGTCGAACTCTCCCTGGATGTACTCGGCGTCGTAGTTGATCCACTGCTTGCCCGGCATGGTGACGATGCGGGCCACCTGATCGCCAGTGGTGAACTGCTGCATCAGCCCGATGATCCGCTCACCGAGGCGAGCCAGGCTGGATTCGACCTTGGCCAACCGATCCTGGGCACGGCTGTTGGCGGCATCCTGGATCATCGCCGCCTCGGTGGCGGTGCGCTTGATCGTCGACTGGCTGGAGCCCCGCTGGTAGTCGGACACGCCAGAGACGCGGTCGATGTCGTTGGTGATCAGCGACGACTGGTCGTAGAACTCGCTGGGGGTGATCACCGCCGGGAGCGGGGTGATCACGGTGGAGATGTTGCCGTCCGCCATCACCGGGATCATCGTGTTGTCGACGTCGGATTCGAGGGCCTGCACGCCTTCGCGATCGAAGGCATCACGGTCGTAGAGCCACTTGCGGGAGAACCGCTTGCGGTGGTTCATCATCTGCGTGCGGGTCTGATTCAGTTCCAGCTGCAGGGATTCGATCTGGGCCACGTCACCCATCGGGTAGAAGTGGTCAGCGACCTCGAAGCCGCGGATCATCTCGAACGGGTGGCCCATCGCGTACGGCATCGGCTTCGGCTTGATCAGGAACCCGGACTCTTCGTTCCCGGCGCTGTCGGCATCGAGGGAGAACGTCGACACCAGGTTGGACTTGATGTCGTAGTACTCGATGATCTCGCAGAACGACTTGCCGCTGTTGCCCTGGGTGTTCTGATCGGAGCGGGCATCCCCGTCGTCACCGGACCACCGCGACCAGCCTCGGGCGGAGACCTTCTTGCGTGCCGTGGCCGAGTAGCGACTGTCGACTTGCACGTCGCGGACCGGTCGCCAGGTGCGCTGGGCGATCCAGCACATCTCCTTCGGGTGGCGGGCGTCGGGGTCGACGTACATGTCGAACAGCGAGATCCGTTCCAAGAAGGGACGGTCCTCGTAGACGTACATCTCCGACTCGACGTTGCCATCGACATCGTCGCGGTCGTCGATCCCGTAGTCGGTGCCGTTGATCTCCGCGTTTGGTTCGTCGGACTCGACCGGCTTCTCTTCCGGCGGCTTGGTGAACTTGTAGCCGACCTTGCACCAGCCGTGCCCGCAGACCAGCCAGTCGTTGACCGCCAGGCGGAAGTCGTCCTGGTACTTGTAGGTCCGCCAGGCGTAGTTGAGCACTTCCTCGGTGATCACCGCCTGCGGTGCGCCTTCGGGCCGTCGAGCGTTGACCACGAACTTCGGGTTGTTCACCGCCACCGAGGGGGCGATCGTGTTGATCGTCGAGAACGTCAGGTTGACGATCAGCTTGTCGCCCTCGGCGTTGGTGTTGTAGTGCTTGCCGCGGTACAGGTCGATGTACCGCCGCCATTCATCGTCGTAGCCCTCGTCTGAGCGCCAGCGCTTCGACCGACGGATCTCGTCGCGGTACTGCTGCAGTCTCGATGACAGCTTCAACTCCACACCCCCCGTTCGACGGGGACGGCCCCATCGGGCACGTTCTCGTTGATGAACTCGCTGGTGGTGCGGTCATGGAAGGTGGATCTTCCGTATCCACCACCACCGACGAAGTTGAAGCCGACGCTGCGCACCCGGCAGAGGAAGCACTCGTTGCTGTCCGGCTCGGCAGGTTTGCCGCAGCGGCAATCAGGCATGCGTGCCCGCCGCCCAGGCAGACCCGGTCCAGTTGAAGTCGAACGTGCCGACGGTGATCTTCTGTCCGGTAGTCCACGCCGTCTGCGGGGCAGCGACGTAACCGAGCGCACTCAGCTTGGCGGCGTTCGGTGCATCGGAGGCAGTGATCGTCGACTCCGCCGGATAGACGGTGCCAGGCACGGCGGAGGGGACGCGGGCGGCACCGATAGTGTCGCCCCACAGCTTGTGCGGCGTGGTGTCGTAGCCGCGGATCATCCGCCGAGCGTTGAGCCTGACGTGAACCCTGCTCGGCCCCTTCTGCAGATCAAGTCTCATCTGAGCTTCCCTCTCTGGGCCAACTGGTCGCGGACCCACTGTTTCCCGATGGATTCCGGCTCTGCCGGACGCTTCCTGCGTGAGATCTTGGCGAAGATGTCGTCCCCGTACAGCTGTTTCTCCATGAAACCCATCGTTCCGGGACCAGGTTCGCGCTGAGGATCGTACTGCTGCAGCCAAACGTGCTTGGTCATCTGCCAGGCGATCGACAACGAGATGGTCCGATCATCGAACGGCGAGCCGCTCATCTTCCCGGCATCGTCGCGTACGAAGGAGCGCAGTTCGGAGACCGTCGCTGCGTCCCACAGCTGGCAGGACTTCTCCCGCAGGGCCTGGTTCAACTCGTCGATGGCCAGCGGCTTGGTCACCTGCGTGGTCCGCCAGCCGAGGATGTCGGTGGGCACGGAGCGCTTGTAGCGCGGCGAGCGCTGCATGAAGATCGGGTGGTACTTGTTGTGGTGCAGTGCCTTCAACGTGGTCAGACCGTGGTTGTTCGACTCGACGCCCATCAGCGCATTGAGGTACCACCGTCCGAGCGGGGCCAGAATGTCCGATCCAAACAGGTCCGGGTCGATCCGTCCGTGCCACGTGGCAACGACTTCACCGGTGCGTGCGTTGACGACATGCGCCGACGAGAAGTCCCCGTGTTCATAGCCCTGTGACGGATCGGCTCCGATGCAGTAGCGCCCGTCGGCTTCCGGCCAACGCCAAACACTGAGCGCCCCGCCGAACTCTTCGACGAACGTCCAACCACGATGCTTGCCCAGGTAGCCGCGAGCCAGCGGATCACGCAGCTGCAGCGCACGAAGCATCTCCGTGGAGAACACCGGTCGCCCGGATTTGAGGAAGGCATCCTCCGGGTTGTCCGGGTACTCCTGAGCCAGCTGCCAATCAGGGAGATCCTCCTTCTTGCGGTCGTACCACGCCTGGTCCCTGCCGTTCGCCCACCACGGATGGAACAGCGGCTTGAACCGGTTCTTGCCTTTCTCTGCGTTGACCCACAGGGTGTGGAACAGGTTGCCTTCACCCTGCGCGGTGGACAGGGCGACGACCCGCCCGCCGACATCAGCGATCGGCTCGATCGAGGCCCACGCCTCGTCGCTGTTGGGCAGGTAGGCGAGTTCGTCGATGATCGCCAGGTACACCGATTCGCCACGGGCCGGGTCGCTCATCGACGGCAGGGACTCGATGTAGGACTCGTTGGCGTACTCGATCTTGGTCTGCGTCATGTTCGTCGGGGGACCGCGGAACTTCATCCACTCCGGCAGGAAGCGGTAGGCGTACTTCGCCTTGGCCAGCAGCTTGATGGCATCGCGCTCGGTGCGGCTGAGCATGATGATCACGCGGTCGGGATAGAAGAACGTCAGCCAGAAGGCGTAGACGGCGACCAACGTGGAGA